TCCCTACTATAAGGTTAGAATTGTAATCAATCAAATTCGTCGAACCATCCGTAAAGAAATTGCTCGTTTGACAGCTCAGAAGCCCAATGCATTTGTAGTGCCCTCTTCAACCGAAGATGCTGATGTATTTGCTGCGCAAGCAGGAGAGCAGATTTGGGATTCCCTGTGGCGAAGATTGAAATTTAATAAAACATTAAGAGATGCGGTTTTTTGGCAAGCAGTAGCAGGTACGGGATTTATTAAAACATACTGGGATTCTACCAAGATTGATCCAGATTCAGATATGCCTGGAGATATCTGCATTCATAGTGTGACTCCTTTTCACATTTTTGTTCCAGATTTAATGTGTCCTGAGATTGAAGATCAACCTTATTTTATTCATGCACAAGTTAGAAATAATTCGTGGATTAGACAGAATTTAGGAATTGATGGAGATAGTAATAAATTAGAGTCTGTAGATGAAGGTTTGCAGACTGTAATGGGTGTTAGTCGTAATAACAGTAAAAAAGATCAATCTATTATTCTTGAAATTTGGGTTAAGCCAGGTTATCTTCCTGAATTACCTAATGGTGGTATGTTTACTGTTGCTGCTAATAAATTAGTACAAGGTATGGATAGCTGGCCTTACGATCATGGGCAGTATCCTATTGCTAAACTAGATTCTATTCCTACAGGAAAATTTTATACTGCATCTATTATTGAAGACTTGATCCCGTTACAAAAGGAACTTAATCGATCACGTAGTCAATTAATTGAATCAAAGAATAGAATGAGTAAGCCACAGTTAGTGGCTCAAAAAGGTGCTGTTGAACCTAGAGCTATTACAACCGAACCAGGTCAAGTTATTCAATATGCTCTTGGATTTGATCCGCCACAGCCGCTGCCTTTACAGAATATACCTAGTTATGTTACACAAGAGATTGACCGTTTATACACAGATATTTCAGATTTAAGTGGGCAGCATGAAGTTAGTAATGGCAGTACTCCTCCGGGAGTAACAGCTGCTACTGCTATTAGCTTTTTGCAAGAACAAGATGAAAGTCTTATTGCCAATCATTATACTTCAATTGAAGAGGCTATCGAAAAAGTTGCAGGACAATCTCTTAACTATGTTAAGATGTATTGGGATGAGCCTCGAACAATTAAAATTGTGGGTATTGAAGGTACTTTTGATGTTCAAACATTTAAAGGTGCAGATCTGAGAGGTAACGCTGATATTAGAGTTGAATCTGGAAGTGCACTACCTACTTCTAGAGCAGCTAAACAAGCATTTATTATGGATCTTATGAAGATGGGCTTCATTCCTCCAGATAAGGGTCTTGAACTTATGGAGGTTGGTGGACTTAATAGACTTTATGAAGAAATTCAAATCGATAAACGACAGGCACAACGTGAAAATCTTAAGATGCGAGTCATTACAGATCAGGATATTAAAGAACATACAGAAATGTGGATAAGTAGTCAACCTTCTGAAATTAAAAAGGATATCGATTCTGGTCTGAACTTAGAACCCCCTCTGCTCATTCCTGTCCATACTTATGATAATCATCAGTTACATATTGAAGTGCACAATAATTATCGGAAGAGTCAGAGTTTTGAAAATGCCTCACCAACAACAAAAGCACTTTTTGAAGAACATGTTAGACAGCATCAAGAAGCTTTAGCCGGAATGATGGTACACCCCTTGACTGGTTTAGATCCTAGTAATCCTAATGCTCCTGCTCCTGAAGATGAAGAAGCAGCTATGGATGAAATGGAAGAAGGAGAGGGAGGAAGTACAGGTCCGGTACCTATGCCTGAATTAGAAGGAGAGTCCTCACAGGAAGGAATGATGTAGTGACACATCAAATCGGCAGTGTTATGCCTGCTGGATATGTAGATAAACGACGTAAATTTAGAGATGATTTTGAATCTCGTGTAGTTGCTGGACCAGTAATTTTTACTGCAAATGCTACAGGTACAACTACTACAATTGTGGGTGCTAATGCTGCTCCTGCAACTCCTACAAATGTTGTACGTATCGGAGAAGAATTTAAACTCTTTAACGTAACTACTGGAACTTTAAAAGAAGAAACAGTTTTTAGAGTTACGGCTGTTGCTGTTGCAGGAAGTACAACGGTTACATTTACTCCTGCTGCAGCTGTGGCTCCAGTTTCTGGAGATACTATGAAACTGGTTGGATACTCTAATGTGTACAGTACTGGTGAAAAAGATCGACGACTTGTTGAATTAGGTTTTTCTGCTGCTTACGTTGCTAGGTTGACTGAGAATGATAAAGACTATCAGTTACGAATTTCTGATGATCCAGGTTCTCTATAATGGCCTATGGTAAAGGTCGGGCAATAGGATATACTGATTACTACAAAAATAACGATAGTACTCCTGATGATCGAGAATCTGAGACTAATGATTATAGAAGTATAACTCCTAAACAACAGTCTATTACAGATATGAGTGCTGAAGATAAAAAGAAAATGGCTATTCGGCGTAGGCTACAGAAGTTGAAGGCAGGAAAATAAATGGGACAGCCCACTCCTCCGGGAGATATGCCACTTTTTGATGGTTTAGGATCAGAGTGGAACGATATTGTCGGTGCACTTCCCGAAGATAAACGAGCTGAATTAGCTCCTAGGATTAAAGAGCGTATTTCTGCTTACGAACCTCTCAAGAGTTACGAAGACTTTCATAGGTCTGGAATTACTCCTGATCATATCAGCACTGCTCTTGGTGTTTTTTCCCTTATTGAAAATAAGCCTCGTGAAATTTATGATGCTATTGGACAGCATTTAGGACTTACGCCACAGGAAGCAAAAGCTGCTGTAAAGACTTTGGAAAAAGAAATGGAGGAAGATCCTCGTATCCAGACAATGCAGCAGCAAATTGATACTCTTGCTCAAATTGCATTGGCACAGCGTCATCAGACTACTCAGGAACAGCAACTTGCGGAGCAAGAAGCTGCACTTGAAAAAGAGTTGAGTAGTTTAAGAAGTAAATACGGTGATTTTGATGAAGAAGAAATTCTTATGCGCATGGTACATAAGGAAATGACTGCCGAACAAGCTTTTCAAGAATATGCTAATAAAATTTCTGAACTTCGGAAGACACGTCCTTCTCCGATGGTTATTGGTGGTGGGGGAGTAGTTCCCCAACGTAAGTTGGATGTTACGCAGTTGGATAATATGGGTACTAAGAATCTAGTTGCTCAGATGATGCAACATGCAATGCTAGAGCAGAAGAAGCCATAAGTACTACTGAGGTATATCCTCAACGCAGTTGCCATCGTTTAATTTATAATTTTTATCTGTAAGTACTTTTATTTGGAGGGCAGTAGCTATTACTACCACGATGACAACTGCTGATAACATTCTTAAAGAGGTGTATGAGCCTCGGGTTAGGGATCAGCTTCAGTCTCAGATTGTTACTCTTTCTCGTATTCAGAAGACTTCCGAAGGTGTTGAATCTGACGCTATCGGTGGTAAGTATGTTCGGTTTGCTGTGCGAGTTAAGCGTAATCATGGTATTGGTGCTCGTAATGAAATGGAAGCACTTCCTAATCCGAAGACTCAGGATTACCGTTCTTCGCAGTTGAAGCTTGCTTATCTTTATGGTGCTATTCAGCTTTCTGGTCAGACTTTTGAATTAGCTGAGAGTAATGCTCAGGCTTTTGCGAGTGTTTTAGATCAGGAAATGGAAGGAATGCGGGAGGGTCTTAAGAAAGACACTAACCGCCAAACTTATGGTACTACTACTGGTATTTTGGCAGTTGCAGCTTCTGGTACCACGACTACTTTAGTTACTGCTGCTAATGCAATTATGTATGCTGAAATTGGTATGTTTGTTGATGTCTATGATGCTACTGATACCAATACTACGCCTGTTCTAAATAATGCTAATGTTGAAATTACTGACATTACTGAATCTGCTGGTGTTTATACTATTACATTTGGAACAGCTGTTACCGCAGTAGCAGTTGGTGACTTTATTACACGTACCGGTTCTAGGGGTAAAGAAACTGTCGGTTTTCAGCAGATGGTTGCTGGTATTACCGATACTAATGCTCTTGGTACTGGTGGCGGTGCTCTTTATAATATTACGCATTCTGTGTGGACTGGTAATATGGATTCGACCGCAGGTGCTATTTCTGAAGGTCGAATGATTAATCTTGTTGATAAGATTCGTACTCGTGGTGGTACTACTACTGTTGGTTTTTGTTCTTTAGGTGTTCGTCGTGCTTATGCTAATCTTCTTGAACAGCAGCGACGTTATGTAAATACTACTGAATTTACCGGTGGTTTCAAAGGTATTGCTTTTACTACGGACTATGGTGAGATTCCGATTGTTGCTGATTTTGATTGCCAGCCCGGTCGTCTTTACTTTATGAATGAAAAGGAAATTAAACTTTATCAGGCTGGTGATTGGTCTTTCATGAATCGTGATGGATCTAATTGGCAGCGTCTTATTGATTCTTCAGGTGAGTATGATGCATATCGTGCTCGTCTTTTCAAGTACTGCCAGCTTGGTACTCACCGTCGTAATTCTCACGGACTTATGACTAGCATTACTGAGGCATAATTATGCGTCAAGATATTACTCTATTTGCATCAGGAGTTTTAGGGAATAGTCAAGCTGCAGATACACTTGTTGCTCTTATAAATGCCCCTGGACCTGGTAGATATAAGGTATGGGGGCATGGAAGACATAGTCTTGCAGATGGTTTGAAATTTACAAGTCCCATGACTCCTGCTCTTGTTATAGCAGGAGGGGCTGGTGATACTGTTAGTTTTGGACCATTTGTTGTAGATATTACTAATTATACATCGGGTATTAATGTTGCGTTAAGATTAGCCACAGGGGCTTCAGATACTGCTGCTGTTACTATTTATGCGGAAAAGATTAATCACTAAATGGCTATTACCAGGACGCATACTAGAACTCATGTACTTGTGGGGTTCGCTAATCCTTATCTAGTTTGTGACGAATGTAGAAAGTCCGTTCCTTATTGGCATAATCCAGATCGTTGCGGTTGTGAACAAGAAGGCTTTTTTAATCATCCTTGTAAGCACAAAGCAGGCGTGTCTTCTATTTGCTATTCTTGGAATCCTGTTGATGGATGTATGTGTAGTAATAAGGAAACGCACGACAGGTGAGAATGGGTGTGGTCGTAGTTGTAGAAATTGCGACCACCCTGTTCTTTATTTACAACAGAAGGGCTTGTAATGACTCCAACTCCTAAAAAGTCAGAATCTCCCTCGTTGTCTGATATGCTTAATAAGACTCCTGCCGAGTTAGCATCTGAGACTCCGGAAGAGTCTGCTGCAAGGTATAACATCAGCAGTGAGATTCCAGATGAAGTAGATGAGAATCCTAATGTAGAAGTTTATAAGGATTCTGGTGCTAAGCAGATTCCCAGCGGAACTCATCTGCATCCTGATGTAGCAAAGGATAACTATAATAGAGCACTTAAGGGAGGTACTGAAAACGCAACAACATCTCGTGTTATTTCTCAGGCTGTATATGCTGATGAATCACCCTTAGATGATACTGGAAGAGCTAAGAAGTAAATGTCAGAAATTGACGAATGGGTCTCCGCTGAGTTTCAACGCTTGGCGGAGATCATAAATGATTATGATCAGTATTTGTTTCTTGAAATGGTCCCTGTGGCGGAACAGCAGAATTTAACAGATAAATCTAAAGTTTTTCGTATTGTAGATGATAGAAATAAAAAAATTGTTTTATATGCAGATTCTTTGTCTAATCCTGCTGACATTCTTGCTAGATTATGGAGTTCTGATAGTAGACATGGTAATGTGCTTCAAAGAATGGATGCTCACAATAAAGCTGTTGAAGCTTTGAAACTTAAAGAAGAAATTGATGAAAGAGAAGCTATGAAAGATTTTAGTGCTTTTGTTATTAAGAATACTAAGAGTCGTTGGATTCATGAAGGTCGTGTACGTGATGATGAGTTTAGAGACTTAGGTTCTGTTAGGAAACATCTAACATGATTGTCAGTGATATTGTTACTAGAGTTAGACGTATCTTTGGCGATGAAGCTGCTGTTCAGGTAAATGATGATGATATTAAACGTTGGATTAATGACGGTCAAGTAGAGATTATCAAACATAATGATGGTGCCTTACAAAAGACAGCCTTTATCAATATTGTAGCTAATCAATCTTCTTATACTCTACCTACTGATTTAATGATTCTTAGATCACTACGTTACAAATTTTCAGCAATGTTGAGCTATAGTGCTTTAAGATATAAAAATATGCAAGAATTTGATAACTCGATTGATGGTTGGGATGGTACTGCTTATACAGCAGGAAATCCTGCATTCTTTACTATGTATGAAGGTAAGGCTCTTTTATTTCCTACACCAAGTGAGTCTTTTACTAATGGTATCAAAGTTTTATATAATCAAAAGCCTACAGATGTAACGGGGCTTTCAGATACAATCTCGCTGCCTCTTATTTACCACAATACCCTTTTAAAGTATTGCATGTGGCAGGCTAGTCTTTTGGATGAAGATCATGAGCCTGCACAAATGTATAAAGTAGATTTTCAATCTGATATGAGTTTACTACAGACCCGAGAAACTACAGAAGCTACGGCTACTTATCCCACTATTACAGTATTGGAATACGATCAGTAAGGAGAAGGAATGCCTACTGAGATTTTAAGATTGGGGCCTTTTACAGGAGGAT